GATAGCTGCCCCATTTCCCACCATTCCCACTGATCTACTATTGTTCCCACCGCCACAATCCCATTGTGAGAATAATCTCCCCAGAATTCAAGAGCGGTATACCGAGTGACGATAAAGAAAGCATCGGGGAACAATGGTTCCTCTTTACTTCCTCTCTTGTTTGGAGTGTCAGATATGACATTGCTCACCATTGTTGCTGTTGCCATAGTTGTTGTTGCGGTTGTCGTTGGATTGTGTAACCTTCACTCGCGACTATTCGTAAGTCGGAAGTTGCACGGGAAAGCGGTAGCTCACATAGACAGAATGCAACAGCATATCGATTCAATTCCGATCGTGGAGTCAATCGATAAGGATGCGGTTGTGCTGGACGCCCTACAGGAGTTGTCGGGAATGATGGCACAAAATGCCCAATTCGGACTACGTTTCTTGTCCGAAATGGGACTGCCGCAAGGACAAGGAGTTGTTGGTTTTTTGAAGGCCTACGTTGCCAGTCTGCCGAAACAGCAGAACAAGCAGAACGGCAATAATGGGCTAACGAAAGCCCAAAAGCGTGAGAAGGCCGCCAAAGAGGCTGCCAAAGACACCTACGACATTCCGAAGCGTCGCTAGGTGACGGAAAAAAACCCCGGAAGGCCCAACGTGGGCTGACCGGGGTTTTTTTTGTGTCCACACCTAGAGAATTATGATAGTAAAATCGCGAGCGAGCAGGGTAAACCACTAAAGATCGCCTGCGATTGTGCCGATACAACAGGTAGCGGAGATCATCACACTTAGGGGAATCCGAATGGATGCTTTGAAGAACTGCGTTGCCTGCGGATCGGACAATCTGGAAGTCACGCACTACGGCAAACTGAGCCAGCCGTGCGCCAGATCGCTGCCAAAGCCATTCTCTAAGGCCGTTTGCCTTGAATGTGGAGACAGCGGTTACTATTCAGATGGGACTGATCGGGGACAAACGCACTTCGTTGTGACTGACCGGACGCCACTGGGCTACGGCCCGGAGGGCTAAGGCGAAGAGCCAGAACACGACCGAGGACCGCAATGCCACAGGCAGCTGCCGAAGACAAGCTCATCTAGGGCGGAGTCAGGCGGTGAGCCGCAGGTACGGGCTTCTCGGTCCTCTGTTCTGGCTCTTTTTTTCGCTTATTTCTCTTATTTCGCATGATAGCTCAAGGCCGAGCCGAACCATGCCGATAACATAGATACCGAACAGGGGCGGCTTAGACCCCTGACTGACAGGGCAGTATCCCTGATGGAGACCATGAAAATGGCTTCAGCGACACTGAAAGTTGTGTACCTCGTAGGCACGGCGATGATTGAAGACGCCAAAAGCCGGTACGAGAACACGCAAAAGCGGGCGGATGAAACCCTTGAGAGCATCATGGGCAGGTCCGCCGACAGCGGCGCGTGGATTTCCTGCTGGCGTGAGGCGACGTGGACCGACATTGACGAGAAAGACGCCTTTGTCTTCTCCGAGTTGATCCGCAACGAACTCCAACTCCCCGTGATGACCGAGATCACGACGACTGCGGGTATGGATGACCTGCCCACGAGAAAAGCCGAGTTGTACCTGACCGAAAAGGCGGTACGCATGGCCCTCGCTGGTGCGGACATCTTCCATTCCGCTGTGGAGACGGGCGAAGACGAACCCGTCTCCAAGGATATTCACCTCTTTCAGCCGGGAACCGACTCGCCTCCGAGCGACCAGTTTCCCAGTTGAACGGGTGAGAGCAAGCTAGTGCTGTTCCGAGCCAGCACTAGGGCGAATCAGGGGGGGCCGGGGTCATCGTGTCCGGCCTTGGAACGGCCCCCCCTGACGTGCAGGGAGTTCTCCCTGTGCCTGACGACGGGGAAACCCGACACCCTGCGGGGTGTGCCAGACTGCTCGAATTGTTTGTCGAAGCATGGACCACCAAGGAGCAGCCAGCATGTTTGCAATTATGATGCACAAAGGGAAAGTCGTGAAGATTTTCCTGTTGGATGACTCGTTAGCCACGGAAGGCTTCGACATTACTGACGCAGTAAAGCGTCCCGACATCCTGTTGAGTGCCGCTGAGGATCACCTCAAGCACCTTCAGGATGAAATCAAGGGGGAAACCTAATGGAGCATCTCATCAACGCCTATGCCTACTTTGTCTGTGCAGGCATCCTCTTTGCCATTTATGGCTTTGAGCGGTGGCTTACCAGAAACAGGTGGTAAGGGCATCAAGAGGAGCATGATAGCAACTTCCTCCGGGGGGGTTGGCACTCGTTGGCCTTGGTCCGCCAATGACGAGTGTCAGCTCCCCCTTTTTTTTGCACACGGCTAAAGTTCCGCCCCTGCCTTGCCGATAAAAGGGGTAGACTTCTTTACTTTGGTTCTAAAAAGGAGGCGCAAGCCCATGAACCGGCAGCAGAAGAAGAAGGCACCGAGAGGTGCTGCAAAGGCGTCCGACACTTTGATTGGACTTCTCGACGCGCACTTGAAGCACGTCGTTGATGCCCTGATAAAAGACGGTGGGGTCGATAAAGGCGACTTCCCCGTCATCAGTGCTGCATCAGAGAAGTTCATCGCCAGTGTCTCCCCTGAGTTGCTCGAAGTCGAGCTGACCCCCCTGCTCAAACTCATCCGCCCCGACCGCTACAACGCGGCGAGGAACAGGAGGAACGGCAAGGGAAATGGCACCGGGAGAGTTGACGGGGGCAAGGAGAGTCCTGCCCTCCTCGAATACCAGCCATCACAGTCTACGGAAGACGAGTATCTCCGTATTGCTGGTGGCCTGTTCCATGACCATGACGGCGAGGTTGACTTCTAGCACCGGGGGGTGCGGCGATGAAGGGGGGTGGGAGAAATCCTGCCCCCCTTTTTTCTTTCTTGAAGGAGACAGCCATGAATGGCAAGAGACCTGAGCCTCAGTCGCATTCGATTAGGCAAAGGCTGCTAAAGATGCTGCCTACGTCTACCCGAACGTGCCTCAAGTGCAACAGGCCGTTTACATCGCTTGGTAAAGTCAACCGATTGTGCGGTAGCTGCAACGAGGCCAACACGCAACTGGCTCCAAAGAGAGACCCTCTAGTCGAGAGCAAACCTAGCCCCCGGCCAGAGGACGCACGATAGCCACGAAAGAGCCAAGGCACGGCGTAAAACCCCTGCCTTCGGCTCTTTTTTTATGATAGCGCACAAAGTTTCGTGTTTTTTTCCTTGACCACTAAAGTTCCTGTGCAATAATTCCGATAACTACAGTAGTGATGGGAATTTCTTTGGAGCAAACGAAAGGGAGAAACCATGCGTAAGCTCAACCTGATGACCCATTGCGGGTCGAACCATGTCACCCGTGACCAGTTGGCTGGCGAAGCCACGCCAAAAGGGACGGAGACACATCGACCCATCCCACACACGATGTTGTGGGACAAATGCCTCGCTGCATTCCAGCGGTCGGGGTACAACCTCGTCGGAGAGGCTCATGCCGTCAACAAGTGGGGACGCATCGAGGACCACGAACCCGAATGCCATAACCAGTATTTCGGGCTGATGGAACTCAACCGCGATTCCGTGCTTGGTCACGACGGCGAGGCTCTCCTCGAAGGCGAGGCTTCACTGGTTGCGGGTATCCGCAACGCGCACGACAAGCGATTCCCTTCGGCTATTGCTTGGGGTGCGGGTCTCTTTGTCTGCGATAACCTCGCCTTCCACGGTGAGTTTACCGTCAGCCGGAGACATACGAAGAACATCATCGAAGACCTCGATGGCTGCATTCAAGATGCGGTTCAGATGTTCGGAACGAGTCGAAGGAAGATCGCGGATCGCCACGAGGCGTACAAACGTCATCAATTGACGGAACCGCAAGTCCACGACATCCTCGTGAAGTCGTGGGACAAATACGATGCGATTCCTCATATTGCTGAAAAGGATGTACTCCGAGAGTATCGGCATCCGAGTCACGAGGAGCATAAGCAGTACGACAACCCTGTCTCTGGCTTTCCGGGGTCAAACCCCACTCACGGATCGGTTTGGAGGCTCTACAACGCCTTCACCCAGTCCTTGAAAGGCCGAGGCTCGTTGGCTACTCTCTCCGACAGAACTCAGGGTGTTCACCGCCTGCTCGACAAGGTGTGCGCGATCTGATGATAGGAAGCCCCGGTCGCCGAAAGGTTGGCCGGGGCTTCTTTTATTTGTACTCAAGTTCTGATGCAGTAATGCCGATACTACTAGTGGCGGGGGAGAGTTCCTCCCCTGCATTACTCAAGGGAGATCGAACATGATCCTCAAAGAGTTCAAGTACAGCCCGAGTCTTATCCTCCGCGTTGGGGACAGCATTCGGCTGAGGGAAGGCCCGTACTTTGAAAAACAAGACGGGTCTACTACATCTCTAGCGTTCAGAGGGAATGCCGTCATTGAGCGGATCGAAGACCCGCCAGATGACAAGGTGCTGGTACCCGGTGTCGTTCTCTATATTCAGGAGATCACGAAGGCCGGGATACGGTTCAGGCGGTACGCCTGTCGCATCACCGGGCCTACCATCAAGGCGAACGGGATTACAACGTCCCGTCCGTACAAGGTGACGAAGGCCAGAAAGCCGCACGTTGTGAATGTCCCATTCCCCAAAGCTCGCTAAGCGAAGAAGCCCCGGTAGCAATAGCTTACCGGGGCTTTTTTCGTGCGCAGTTATATTTCGTCGGGGTTTATCTGGCTTGTCGGGACTTTCCAGTGGCGGAATTTCTCCTGCTGCTTGAGCCTGTCCTCGTCCCAGTCCTTCCGTATTTCCTCGCACTGTTGACGTATCTCTGCCTGCGTCGGAGTGTAAGACGGCTCTGCCTCTCTAGTCTGCCCGTCAGGATCATACACCCGCCCCGGCAAATCCCATTCTGTGCTTTCGCACTTCGGGCAAATCTTGTGCAGCTTGTTGTATATCCACCTACACTCCTCACACTGTTTGTCCCACACGCCCCTGTACTCGACGAGCATAGCCTTCTCCCCTCGGGTTGAGGGCTTGCTCTTCTTTCGCCTCCTCCGCCTAGCCATAGTTCACCCTCTCCGCCATCCCCAAGCGAACGAGTTCGTCGCCCAAGTTCAGGCCTTCATTGTTGAAGATGTGCGCGAGGTAGCGACCGTACTTCCCGGTGCGATCCCTCACCGTCTGAATCGTAAGCCCACCATCAGACTTGTCAATGAAGTCCTTCAGGCAATTTCTAGATACGATCCCCTCCTCTCTCTCTGGGCCACGCATCTCCGGCGTGTTGATGCCGTGTACGCGAATCGTGATAGCTCGTCGGCAATCCAGCCCAAGGTCCACCTCCAAATGCAGCGTGTCCCCATCAACCACCTTGACGCACTCCGCATCGTAAACGTAACGATCAAAGTTCACGGCACCAGCCTTCCCATCCTGTGTAAGCACGGTAACTCCACTATATCTCCGGGGGATGTTCTTGAAGGGGGTTTTTCAAATCCTTCGCCAGTGTACCCGCCTTCCCTGAGTGCTGACATCACAAACTCAGAACAGAAGAATCTGTCTGCATCAGTATCCGGGGGTGCCAGCTTCTTATCAAACCATCTCCGGCACACGATGCCCCACGAGCGAATGAACTGCCAGATCGAGGCGTACCGCTTTCCCCAGCAGGTCAAGGCGTACTCAGACATCTGCTTACGGCTTACGGACTCGTCGAAAAGCTCGTACCAGTCAACTTGCTCGCCGTCATCGACAAACTTGCTGACCGGGAACAACCTGACACCGCTGCCCTCCATCGCCTCTAGGCAGCAGAGGCGGTCCTCAAACCAGATGGCAATGCCAACATGAGACACTCGGCTCAGTGTGCGAAACTTGATGAGCCAAGAGAAGCACCTGTTGCCACGAAAGGCGAGGATGTCACCGTCCCTGATCTTCTTCCGCACTTTCTGGTACTGCATCTGGTTCCCCCAGCTTGAGGTCGTAGTCGGACCCTCCCGGCGTGACGACGGGCGGGATGGAAGGCAGGTCTCCGCCAAACAGGTTCAGCAGGAACGGCGCGCCCGCCCCGCTCCCGATCAGTGCTGCGGCAATCAGGCCCTTGGCCAGCCACTTCTTTCCGTTGCCGCTCGCCTCCGTGTTGGTCTCAGTGTGATGATGCACAACGTCCCCTATGTGAGTGCTTCCACTCTCCACGCTCTCCGGGCTGAAGTTCCCGCCAAGGGTGTTGCGGAGGTGTGCCCTGATCTGCTCGCGGTTGATGCGAAGCATCTCGGCCACATCCTCAGCCTTCGCTTCCTCCTCCAGCAGGCGGACGCCCATCCAGCGTTCCGTCAACTTGTCGAGCAAGCTCTTCACGGAGTTCCTCCGCCCGGTTGGACACAACGGTAGAGAGGCTGCCATTCAAGGCAGACATCCTGATAGTAGCAATCCGTTTGCGGTGCAACTCGGAGTTACGTTCCGCTTGGAGCAGTAGATCGCGACTTCCCACTACCGCTCTCCTCAACGATACGGTGGCCCAGAGCTTCAGCTTGGGAGACCATGTTCTTGGCTTCCTGATGCTCGTAACGGATGCACTCAACCAAGGCGTTGAAGCCGTTGGCCGCTTGCTGCGCGCCGTTCAGGGCGTGCATCTTCATCATCGCGTAGTCGTTGGCGGCAAGTTCAACTGATTCTGGCATCGTCTATTCCTCGTGGCATGGACAGAAAGGGCAGTCTTCACAGAAGCAGGTTTCTTCATCACACATCACTTGGCCCTCGGTAGCATGAGCTTGATCGGCGTTCCGAACGGATAGGCCTTCTCTTGAAGAACCTCGCCAGTGTCGGGATCAATTATCTGCACCCGAATCGGGGTGCGTCTAATGCGGGCTAACTCGTCCCTCTGCTCCTTCAACAACTTCAGAATATGGACGATTGCCTTCGTTCTGTCAATGTCCGTATCCAGCTTGATCCCGTTGACTTCGACCTTCTCCTCAGCACCCACCTTGTCAGTGCCCCCAAAAACAGGGACTTTGGTAGCCTCCTGTGCTTTCTCCAAAAAAGACACAACCTGACCGTGGGGTGCAGCAAACAGGTACTCGTCTTTCTTGCTGCCGTGCGTCGTAACTCCAACCAAGGCTCCACTGACGAACA